CTTAAAGATACCAAACACGTTGTCTGCTGTTTGGATCTTGCTCAAGCCGCCAGCAATATGGCTATGGTCAAACTCCGCTGTTTCTACAGCACTGCGATTCAACTGACTTGCTGTTACCAGTAGCATGTTCAACTGAATTGCTAGATTACGCAGTTCTTCTGACACCAGCTTGTCTTTGATAAACAAGTCCGACACGTTGATCTTCTGTCCTGCTGGCATCATCAAGTCAAGATAGTCAACCATGATAGCGTCAACTTTCTTGCCAGTCTGTACTTGGAATTCCTTTAGCCATGCTCGCAAATCGTTGATGGTAACACCGTTGGGCAACTGCACTACCTGCAATACGCCTGCTTTCTTGCCGGCCATCTTGACCTTGAGTTCAACGTCATCAATGTTTCGGAATACTTCTTTGGTAGGCATGCCTGTGACCATGCTGTCAAGTCGCAAGCTGGTTAGGCCTTCACTCAATTCCAAACTAAAGTAGATCACATTGTGTCCTTGCAAACTCCAGTTCAACGCAATGTTCTGCAAGAACAGAGATTTACCTGCACCTGAGCCACCTGCAAAGATGTTGAGCTCGCCCCGGTTGAATCCACCATATAGTTTTTCATCCACAGTCTTCCATCCTGTGCTGACCTGCCCATTGGCATCTTTAAGTATGCCAAGACGAGCACGTGGATCGGCATAATAGTCTGTACCAAAGCTCTTAGCAAGTCCAATCTGTGTAGCTTCTCTAATCAGCTTTTCAACACCGCCATACTGTTGCTTTTCCAACATGTCAGCACTCTTAAGGATTGCCTTCTCCAGTGCCTTGTATCTACAAAACTGTTCGAACTCACCTAGGAACCAATCAGCATGTACGTTGGCTGTGGGATCAATCTGCTGTAGGTTTGTGCCACATGTGGCATTGACCTGGTCTGCTGTGGGAACCATGCTGTGTTGATCCACATACTTCTTGATAAAGTCTGCGGCTGGATTTAACCTACGAGAGAAGTAGTCAGCTTCTAAAATACCTTGGCATCTACTGGCCAGTTCTCCGTTGCCAATCAAGAACTCCAAGAACAACTTTTGCAAGTCATCTGAATACTCTTTAATCTCATGCTGTTCGGCCATCAATTCTTCCTTAACATAATTTTTATCTTCAACGGATTATCTTGTCTCGATTGTATTATACTGTTTAGCGTTACTACTCGGCCATACGCTTTAGACGCATCTGCGCAATCCTTTATTCCGTTATCCCAGTCTGGGAATGCCACGCTCCATCCTAATTCTATTGCACGTTCTGCTAGCCGGGTTCCACTGCGATCTTTGTCTGGAACTACGATGGGTTCAACATCCAAGTCTGCGATCAACTGTGCTTGCTTGGGACTTATGTCATTGTGTAGTACTGCAACGCCATCAACTGCCAGTGCATCAAACTCGCCTTCTACTACCAGCACAAACTTACGGGGTTCGCCTTGCGGATCCATGTTGAACACAAAGTCTGGAGGCGCCTTGCGTAATATCTTGGCTGTGTCCTTGGGCGGTGTGCCTATCCAACGTGCGGCATAGCCTACTGTGTTATCTTCCCAAGTATACGGTAAAATCACACGTTTGTCAATGTTCCAGAATCTGGCATCGCACCAATGCCAATCTGCAAGCCCTGTCATTTTTCTTTCTTCAATGTATTCTGCGGCTTCGCATGTCAGTGTACTAGATCCAGGTACTTGGATAGCAGGCCATTCCGGTGTCCATATCTCTTCTGCTTTGTACTCAACAATCTGTGCGTCGTCGCGTTCACTCATTAGCTGTAGGTTAAGGCGTTGCACTTCTCCTTCGTCCACACCAATTTGGCGTAGCAATGTTTTGAGTTTATGTCCCATGCCCTGGCCAGGTTGCCAGCGTACTTTGAAGCCACAGTTAAAGCAATGATATGCTGTACTACCGTCTGAGTCAAAGCGAAAGCCTCCGCGACGTTTTGTATCTGGCCGCGGTTGTCCAAATGCCACGCACATGGGACAGTTGATTGTCCACCAGCCCTTGGGGCTAGCTCTCAATCCGTGAACGTGTGCTTTAATTGTTTCCTGAATCAGACTCACAAAGCTATTTTACGCTCTGCAGATGACTTTGTCAATGGTGCCTGTGTTCGTTATGTCTGGAATATACTTGATACGCAACCATTTTGCACGGCTGGTAATGTTGAAAGTATCAATGCCAGTGTAGCTGTTATATTCCCATCCAGCTGGATCGCCTAGGGCACTCCAATTGATTGGAGTTTCTTCTATGCTAGATTCTAAATGGACAAAGCCCTTATATCCTGTCATGTAAATTGCAACGGTATTAAGAGAACAAACATCGCTAACTTGGCCAGCTGCTTTGAGAGGACCCGAATATCCAGTAGTTGTAAAGGGGTCAGAGAATGACAAAGTTTCGTCGCTGTTACGGAATGCTTCGTATGCACCGGTGCGAAGTTCGATTTCTGCACGAGCATCATAGTTCAAGTCTGTATAACTTGCACCTGTTGTACCGTCCGATCCAACTAGCATAATACCCACATGATAGATACCGGCCGGCAATCCCACAGTATCGTGATCCAATAATTGCAGTTTTGCAAAACCCCTGGCAGCATCGCTTGCTATGGCGGTTTTGCGTATCAATGCTTCACCTGTTACAGGATCAGTCATCTGCCAAACTACTGTTTTAAGTGTGATATCAACTGGCTTGCGATCCCTGTCCTTGAATTGCAAGTCAATGGTGTTGTCCACACCTATGTAAGCCGTATAACGACGTTCATTCATAGGAGTATTCCTTAAGGTTCCTGCTCCAATCATTATGTGGAGGGTTTGATCATATACATACGATACGTTCATATTCGTTCCTGTGTCATACCATATTTATGGTTTGGTAAATACTCTTGATAATGAACACGCCCGAAGAAATCACAAACATGCTTGAAAGATTCCCATTTCTATGTCTGGCCCGCTATAGTGGACAAGAATACGTGGGGATCATACAAAACTACGATAACAGCATCGTCAGCATGTACGTTTACAATCGCCTGCAAGAAGAGGACAAAAAATTGTTCTTAGAAATGGGCGACGAATGGTGGTGGGCAACAAATAGGCAGTTGCCAATAAACATTGTACTAGGTATAAAATTTAGACCTTTCCAATACAGTCTACAAACATTCTCGGTCAAGGAATTTGACGTAGTAGCAGGGCATGCAGTTACCTTGCAAAGCGTGATCACAAAACGTATCAAGCGCAGACAGATACAACTAATACGTAAAATAGACAATCAATGACAGAAATAATTTACCTGCTGGTAATGACACATATTACTATAATATGTGTGACTCTCTACCTACATCGTAGCCAAGCACATAGAGGAGTTTCATTTCATCCAGCTGTATCACATTTTATGCGAGCCTGGCTTTGGCTAACTACAGGAATGGTCACAGCTGAATGGGTAGCAATTCATAGAAAACATCATCAACGTTCTGATCAGGTCGGTGATCCACATAGTCCACAAATCTACGGGATTTGGCGTGTGCTATTTGGTGGTGCCATACTTTATAAACAGGCCGCCAAAGACCGTGTAATGATCTCTCAACTGAGCACTGGCACTCCGGACGATTGGGTCGAACGACATGTTTATAGAAAGCATAGTGCTTTAGGAATTACTTTGTTATTGCTTATAAATTTACTTTGTTTTTCCTGGTGGGGATTTTTAGTCTGGGGCATCCAGATGATATGGATTCCGTTCTGGGCCGCTGGTGTTATCAACGGACTGGCACATTGGTGGGGATATCGTAATACAGGTACCAAAGACACAAGTAGAAATTTATTACCAATCGCTATATGGGTCGGTGGCGAGGAATTACACAATAATCATCATGCCAATGGTGCTAGTCCTAAGTTCAGCCAGCAACCCTGGGAATTTGATATAGGTTGGGCCTATATCAAATTATTAGCATTCTTTAATCTAGCAACCCTAAGGCTTGTTCCTGTAGAAGATTCAGCTGTACAACAATAGCCAGTGCATAGCCCAGCGCATGGCTCCTCTTAAAGCTATAACCCTCATCGCCTTTATCCCAGATTTGAGATTCAATCTCATTCCAAGATCTACCAACCAAGTGTCGCTTGCCTGGTCTGATCAAAGCCAATACCATTGCCAATTGATCTAGTGTCTGAGGCTTACATCGTACAACAAGATCTGCATGCCCATGTATGTGAAAGAGTTGTTGTATGATCTCTTTATGCTGTAGCAAAGCCCAATTTGGTTCTTGTGCGGCTAGTCTATCCAGGTGAGCTGGATCTTTAACATCCTTATAGATGTTGACATTAAGAACGTCAATCTTAAAATAACCAACTTCTTCAGCAGTCTTATAATCCAGTGTGCATAATCCAGTAAACGGATCTGTAGGCACATCATGGAAGTAAACACCTGTATTGTGTTTGGTCGTGCGGCCACGGGGATCTTTCTGCATTGCAGGAACGTGGTCAATCAACCTTAGCAGTAGTTCTCTATCTGCTAGGTCAATATCAATGTCTGTGCCTTGTGCTTTCACAATTACTTCCTTGTTGCGTGTCTTGCCTCATCACGTGCTGACTTTGCTTCTGACATGGTGCGTGTTAGACGCTGTTCAATGCTATCCACCTTCTTGATCAGCATAGCTACCAATGCCTTGAGCTGTCGTATGTCGTCTGGCTCGCCTGCGTATCGTAACACTTTATTTTCTTTGCGAATCTGTGTTTCAGTCACGTTGTTATATTGTTCCATCATTGTTGTTCCTCAACTGCGTTGAATACCTGTTGCATCCATATGCACTCGTCTTTGTTACGTGCTATCCTGATGCGCCACGGATCTAGTTCTATATAGCCAGTTGCCTCTTGCAACTGATGTTGATCAAATCTATCTAGTAAACCTTTGCCTTGTTCAGTGCCTAGCATGACCCAAGGACTCAGTCTTCCTACACGTATCCAATGCAATGCCTGTGTGGTGCTGACATTGGTCCAGAACTTTTTCCAATCCTGTTGCTGATCCATGCCCCATTGTTGCATGAGTAGTACTGTGCGTTCAGCCGCACGTTGGATTGTTTCCTTCTTGGTCATTTCTCGTATGTACATTTCGTACACAAAGTCTTTGCCCCAGTTGGAAAACTTGACCGAGTTCATTATCAAGTACTTAACAAATGCATCTGGTTCTGGTATGCTTAGGTCAACGATACGTTTGCCCAGCTTGACAAATGTGGTGTAGTATTTGTTCTTTGTAAAGTCTTCGTAGTTAGGAGTCTTCTTTGCACTAGGAGTCATCAGCTTGCGAAATATCAGCCAAGCATTGTATCCTATACGATTGGGTCGATCATTCTCGGCCAGTATCCTGCGCTTGGGTTCGCACATGTGCGCAACCAGTGTGCTTTCTTTCTGGAACACCTTGCTACAAAACCTACATTCAAGTTGATCTTTCATCCACCGAACACTTCTTTGATTTCTGATTTCTTAAGGTTCATCTGTTCAGCAATTTGCTTGAGCTCGCTCTCATCATTGATGATGCGCATGAGTTGGATTTCCTGTTCCCCTGCACTGGGGTACAGTTCAGCAATGAACTCTGTGACTTTGTCTTTCTTTACACCTTTAGCAGCGCCAATCCAACTGCGCCGATATGCTTTCTTGATACCACAGCTGGACAACAGCATCCACTGTAGCTCTGGATGGTCTTTGAGTTCCTTCATGTTGATGTTGGAACGCTCATTGACTGCCTGTATGAAATACTCCTGCACACCTGCTGAACCTTCAACACTGGCCGCCCAGCGTTGCACTAGCCATGGACTGAATTCCTTCTTCTGCTCGTCTGATAGCTTGCTGAAGAATTCCATATTGCGACGATCAATGCCAGGCAACACTTCCTGGAAGATATCCAGTTTGCGTTCTTTAGGTGCTGCCTTTTCTTTTGTTGCTTTGGGTTTAGTTGCCATGTTGTATTATACTACCACATCTTGCCGATGTCGAGGACCTCAGGAACCTTATTTGTCTCTTTCACAAAGTAAGCACACAAGGGCTCTGGCCCATCTCTAAGTGGCAATGCCAGTATGTGCCCATACTTCAACTTTGGAAAATACCATCGTACTTCCTGATACACGTTTACGATATCAACATTTAGCCATTCTGGTTTGAAACTCTTCATTGGATTAAATGCAAAGGTCTTGAACCCTCGATCATTTAAGCTCATGATTGGCACTATCTCTGGATCACCATGGTCTGGTTCACCGATAA